TCTCTGTACAAGATATAGAATGCCGAAGAAAACTGAACGTGAATTGATTAAAGAGCAGTATCAAAAACTAGCCAAAGAGCATCATGCTAAGCAACCTCCGTTAGAACAATCTGCAATTGAAAAGGCTCGTGAGGAGAAGGCAAAGGCATAGGCAGAGGCTAAACAGGCAAAGAAGAAGGCTGGAGGTAAGGCGAAGAAGCCTCGTACACCTGCACAGATAGAGGCTACTCGTAAATTGGTTGAGTTTAATAAGGCAAGAAAAAACAAGCAATAGATAGATGTTTAGTCCATCGGTAGATAAAGTTACGGCAGTGTTTGATACCCTATTGAGTCATGAGAGGGAGACGGTAGTGCCTCCGCATGTGCATGATCCTGTTGGTACGGTGCCGTATGTTGTGTTTCAAATCAAACAGCAACAGTTGCAGATTGATACGTTAACGAAGCAATGTGTTGAATTAACGAAGCAATTGAATAGCATTACGCATCTTATCGCCACCAGTAAATAATCTACACAGATTTCAATTTTTCTCTGTCAATCATTTGTAGGAGTCGTATCTGTTTTTTAGCGTTTTCTAATGTAGTATGTTTTGCATGTACAAATCCTGTCTGTGCATTGTATACTTGGAAATGGGATCCAACTCTGCGTATCTTTAACGGCATCTAGTAGAATGTTCTATATTAATAAGGGACGCAAAATACAGATCAACAATACTCGTCCTCGTAATCTGTCTGCAGGAGGATGGATCAAAGATGATAAGAAGACACCCTACAAAGATGAAGACAGCATCTCATCCAATCTAGAATACGGCTCACTAGTCATTCCGAAACGGGTCATGGAATCGGGAGTCATGAAATTATACAAAGGTCCGACAACCGGTCCGAAACAGACCGATCCTCATGAATTGGGTAAGACAATCGTAATGGGTCATGAATATGTCGTGCATAAACGTTATGCGGGACGTGTAGAGAAGTTTCTTGCAAAACACGGTATCACATTACCATTAAAAAGTGACAAACCAATTAAAAAGTTCTTCTAAATAGAATGGTACTCGTACAATTATATATCTCGTCTTCAAACAATGGTACGTATTTTGCGGTACCTATTACGGGTAAAGCCTGTGTTCGTGTGTTAGGTGTTCAATATCATGATGGCGCAGCGGCCTCTAACAGAGTGATACAGATTCAGTCAGACAATCTGTATTTTACGTATTCGCCTCAGCGGTATCTGACATTCATGAGTATGCCTACTACGGTATGCCAAACGAATATGTCAATTGATATGTCAAGGGATGCATATCATCTTACGGATCAGCAATTCAATGGGCAATTGTATATTAAGATAGTGCAACAGTTTTCATCGGATGCATCTGCCTTGCCAAATACGTTTAATGTTCTGTTAAGTTTGGATTTTGAGTTTATTGATCAGCAATACAAGTAGAGATGATGCATCAGAAAAAACAGTTGAATCGGTTAGCATCCGGCGGTATCAATTATATTCCAAACAGACCCCAAACAATTCTGGATCGCAATCCAGAACATCATGAAACACAGACTCCTGTCCGATCTGTACAGCCTATCAAATTGGACAAACATGAGAGACCCGAGAAGAAAAAGAAATCCAAGTTTCAACGTGAATAATTTTATTTCCCTCTCATCTTATAGAAATGTCTTTGCACACAGTCGGTGACGCTTACACGCACTATGTTTTACCCGCCTCTTTTGATTCTATTCCCGAGAGCTGGAAATCCAACAAGACCGCCAAACCGATTGCATCCTCCATGCAAACGGTCAACGTCCCCGCCCTCTCTGGTACACAATCACTAGGTGGCTCTTCCATCATTCAAGTCCCTTGCGGTGCTGGAGCTGGCATCATGATGAACCCCTATGTACGTTATACGGTACAATTCACTTCTGCTGCGGGTACAGCAAACTCCAGCTTCGCATTCAAGGGAGGCGCTCAATGCGCTACGGCTTGCATCAATCGCTATTCATCTTACGTCAACAGCGTACAGGTAGACAACATACAGAACGCCTGGGCCGTGTATGATGGTATGTTGACCAACTCTACGAGTGCTGACTGGTTGGCTCACGATGGTACCCTTATGTTGGGGGCTGGTGTGCAATATTACCAGCCGGCTGCAGGAGCCACTTCATCTCAATCCTACACGTTCTGCGCTCCTTTGTTGGGATTGCTTGGCTCCCAACAGAGTGCTCCGCTCTACCTGATCAACGGCACATTGCAGATTCAATTTGATTGGCAATCAAACATTTATGCCGTGTATCAGGTTGGTACGGGTACTGATCCTGTTTGGACTGGTATGACCATTACTAACGTCCAGTTGGTATATGACAAGGTTATGCCTGAGGAGGCCTTTATTCACAAGGTACGCTCTGACATGATGCAGGGTGCTAAGTATGTCTACGGCTACACGAACTTGTCAAACGTTACCTTGCCGACTACCTTTGGTACTGGTGCGGGTACATTGAACTTGAACTATGGTCTGAACGTGTCTTCTTTGCAGGGTGTTTTGGCAACGCAATACAATACGGCTAACTTGGCTTCAAGTGCTAACGCTGTTAGTTTCAGCAACAACATGAACCAGTTTCAGGTTTCATTGGATGGTCGTCTGATCAGCTCGTTGTCGTTGAACAGCACTACGGATCCTGCTCTGTATTTTGCTGAGGCTCAGAAGGTCCTCGGTCGTCTCTTTGATGCATCCATTACTAGTCCCTTGGTTAACACAGCAACTGCGGCCCAGGCCGGTGCAAACGGCAATGCTTCAGGAGGCAACTTTATTACTACCTATTTCGTTGCTGGTGCCTCTGCACAGCGTGTGAACGAGGGTCTTGCTTTCCAGGGATCTCCATGCTCTATCTTGAACATTCAGACTGGTCTGAACGGCTCTACGAACAACATTACGAGTGCAAACTCAACGCTCTACTTCATTCTCATCAGTGCCTTCCAGTTGTTGATTGATGCTACAGGCAGTGTTGAAATCGTTAGGTAAGGTAGATGATCGGCGATGACTTAAAATGTAAATTATAGATCTATATAGAATGACTATCAAGATTTATAAGATTTCATCGGTTAAAGGGAATAAGGTCTATATAGGTTCTACCATAAAACACTATCTATGTAATCGTAAAGCAGATCATCTTAGTAAATACAGATTAAAGAAAGGCAGACATTGTGCATCGTATGATCTGTTTGATGAATACGGCGTAGAACATTGTGTATTTGAATTATTGGAAGAGTTTACAGAAGATCAACATAGCAGATTTGAACGTGAGAAGTATTGGATAGAACAGCATCCAACCAGTGTAAATTGTAATCGCCCGATCATGACTACAGATGAAGAAAAGAAAATGAAACACGATTGGTATATAGCAGATAAGAAAGCAAATCCTGAAAAATATAAGGCAAGACAGCATGCAGATTATGAGAAATGTAAGGATGAACTTAAGATACAAGAAACCTGTGAATGTGGAATAGTATATACACGTGGTCATAAAAAACGTCACGAACAGACTAAACGCCATGTGGATTTATTAAATCTTACGGACAAGATTTCTGCATAAAGAATTATTCTATAATAGGATGGGTGCAAAGGTGTCGCAATTTTTTAAGGATACGGCGATCGCTGGTTTAAAAGCCGCTGCTAAGGGAGTAACATCCTTTGTGCTGGGGAAGGTTCCTATTGTTGGAAGTAAGGTTGCGGACTGGATTAACAGTAAGTATGCTAAGGGAGGTCGTTTGCATAAGTTTGCTGACGGTGGTTTGGTGGAGCAATTGAAGGATGCTGGTGTCAAGACGCAGGTGGTTAACACTCCTGCACAATTGATCAGTGCTATTAAGAAGTACCCTGAGATTGCATCCAAGGCAGGTCTTACGGTAGAGATGGTGAAGGAGGGGGCGAAGGAGGCAAAGCAGGCCCCTGGTAATGTTCAATCAAAGATGGCTGATGCCAATGTAGCTGAGATTCAGCCTGTTGAGCCTCCGAAGATGAAGCGTGGTGGTCGTCGTCACAAGAAGGAGCAGATGGAGCATGTTGAGGAGATGCATCATGCTCATGGTGGGATGATGGCAAAGGTTGCGTCGTTACCGATAAGCGATTTGAATCGTTTGAATATGCCTGGGTATGCTCACGGGGGTATGCATCATATGGATGTTGGATTGTCTCGTAATCATGGGGAGGAGTCATATGTACAAATGCATCATGGGATGCCGTACGCACATCAGCGTCCGCATCATCATGGGCGGATTCACGCATAGATCCCTTCCGATTGATAATGATATTGTCTAGCACGTTACATAACTCGGCATGATCTTTTTGTTCTTGTTCGGATGGTACTCTGCGTATTTCACAGACGGTCTGTGGTTGTGATGCAACATATTTGCGAAACAACGCAGACATTTCTTCTACGGTGAGTGCTACATAGGATTCGTCATCTACTCGTTTATTCATATCTATAGGATATACAGAAAAACAAAATATAAACCGGACACGTTTAGTTTAATGGATACAATATGTTGTAAACTAAATGCTGAATAAAAATTGAAAGTTGAAATATGCATTTCAAGACACCAACAATGCCCGTACGTGAAGAGATCTATAATGCAAATGAGTTGGAGGGGTTCTCTTGGCTTAATTGGAAATATGTTGACGATGTCCGTTATGACGACGTGTACTATAAAGAGTATGAGTATGATCCTGTAGAGGGTATTTCAATTATGATGTTTTACTGGCCTGATAAGAATGAGTGTTACTTCCAGCTCTTTGTAAAAGAAACGCTAGCACATACACGATATGAGTATGTTGATGATGGGCTATCATGGGCGCAAGTGAGAGATGAGATATCTCAGGGGTATGAGTATCTTAGAAACAAAACGTTTGCTGACGAGGAGTAAACCAAAACATCTCTAAACCACTGGATGGTTTACAAAAGAAGAAAAATTGAAATGCAAACCATAGTTTAAACCATAAATCTCCTTGTTTAGAGGCTTAAAGTGTCATAAAAGATCTTTTATGACACTTTAAGCCTCTAAACAAGGGATATTTTTTGGTTTAGAGATG